CAGATTGTCAATGAGACCAACACAGCCAAGGATTTGGCCCTTGACGTGGCGAACCATCCAAACTATGTAGGGACCGATTTTTACGTGTATCAATGGGATCGTTCCACTCAATCCTATAACAAGCTGGATATATGTCTACGACCAGAAGCGTTCAATATATTTAGGACGTTTCCCTCTATCCCTGAGATGAACAATAACAAGGACAACGTGCCAGAAGGTAAGTTCGTGGTTATCAATGGGGACGTAGAGGTTGAGGATACAGGAAAACTTTATGTGCGCACGTCAGAAGGTTTCGATTATCTGGTGGACATGTCCGGTATGAGGGGTTTCTCTGGAAAGACACCTCAATTTATCATAGGTAATGTTGTCTCCTCGGAACCGGACGTGCCAGCCAATGTATCTCTTTCAGAATCCGGCGTTGACAGTAGCGGTAACCCGATTTATGCGATCAATATATCTGTCCCTAAAGGTAAGTCTGGAACCTCTTTCAATATACATGCCACATATGACACGCTTGATGACCTAAGCACCGCCATACCGGACGGATCCGATATAAACGGATGTTGCGCTGTTGGAACCCAAAAACCATACAACTATTATTTCTGGGGTAAAGGATCTGATGGAGAGAGTGGCTGGCAGGATCATGGTCGTTTGGAAGGGCAAAAGGGAGATCCTTATACTTGGGAGGACTTGACACCGGAGCAAAAGGAGACGATGGCGGTTAACACTGGACGTTATTTCTTTGAGAATTTAATGATTAACAGCGATGGTCATCTAATAATCAATATTCCAGATAATTAATTCAAAAATACGATAACATGCCAATTATAGATTTAGGTAGGATCGCCTATATTAATAAGGGGGAATGGAACTCCTTCACCACATACGAACAAAAAGACGTTGTTTCTTATAACGGCGGTTCTTGGGCCAGCTTAATCAATAACAATACCAACGAAGTCCCATCCGAAGGTGAGTCTTGGGCATTGATGTCCAAATCCACTTATCAGTCTTGGTTAGATCAAGGAAACTCTGGTACAGAAGAAGATTTTATCGCCTCCATTACCCAAGTTCAACCAGACTGGAATCAAACAAACACATCGGCCAAAGATTACATTAAGAATAAACCCTCGAAGTTCACGCCAGATGCCCACACCCACACCAAGAGCCAAATATCTGATTTCCCTTCATCCTTGCCAGCGGACGGTGGAAATTCTAGCACCGTTAATGGACATACTGTAAATTCCGATGTTCCATCCAACGCTAAATTTACCGATACGATCGACACAGATCAGGAATTTGTTGCCGGTTCTTTCAAGGTCACAAAGACCGATGCAGACGGCAACAAGACCAAGCCCACAGCATCAGATGTCTACGACAGCACAAACAAGACCCTCACCTACCAGCTTGC